TATCGCTCACCAACCTCGTACTCGACGTAACCCTTACGGGATGCGTTGAGGGAAGTTGGATGTCTCAGTTTATAGGCATAAGCGAGTTCTTCGCTTCTTCCCGACACCGGCCGACGTTTTGGGACGCGTTTCAGCGCCCAGACCGTTGTTCGATCGGTTATAGAGTCGGTAAGGTTAGCGTCGAGGTTGGTGAAATATTCATCAAACTCGACGACTGGCCCATCTCCGACTTTTAACCGAGGGAAGGCCTCTCTAAACATGCGCTTAACCATCGAAAATATCGGCGTCATTCTCTCAACGTAGTTGAGACGAATAGCCGCACGATATAAGCGATTGTGCAGGCGTATAAAGTCTATGGGTTGTGAGCAAACGTCTTTTTGGTATGCCGGCGTAACGTCGACACCCATAAAGTATTGTTTGCCACACGACTCATAAAACTTACTTGGTTTAGAGAACGACTTGTCAGAGTTCACTTTGAAGCCAGCCCACTGTAGGACCTCAACTACAGCAGGAAAGTCATCAGAATGAACAACGATATCGTCGCCATAAACTGAACATATATTGCGCGAAACATCGGTCACTGAGCTCGTAAGAGCCCAGAAGATCAATGATTCTAGTTCGAATGTGAAGGAGTTACCCATCGCAGAGAACTTCTCGAGAAGAACGCGTCTCCCTTTCGTGCCGACTTGGCTGAACTTAACGCGTGTAGCGTCAAGCACAGCAAACCAGTTCGAAGGAAGAAGCAGTTTCACGAGGGCAATACTGAGAGTGTCACTTGCCATTGAGAGATCAATCGTGGCGTAGCCACGATCGAAACTATCTTTAGCAAGGACTTGGTTGATCGTCTGGTCATCCAAGTCGACACCGAAACTCTTCAGACGCTGTCGGATGTACCTGCCGAAACCTTGCTGAACGAAGCCGTTCAGAGTAGGACCCGCAGAGATCATTCGATGAGTCTTAGAGTTCTTTGGAACCATTATAAGTTTATCTGCATCGACAGTGCGTAGATGCTCTGATATTTTGACCCCGTCCGGAAACCAGATAGGGTCATCTGCCAGAGCATTCAGCGCATAGGCGAAGCAGGACTTAGAATGTGAGAGGACGGTTTTCATCTTCTCTGGAGTGGGCGTGCCACGCTTGATATCAAACGTAGCACCTCCAGAAAACCTGTATAACCGCTCAATGTAATCAGGGTCATAGACGCCTAGCACAAGAGATATTTTACGCTGCGCATCGGAAATGATGCGAGGCGCCACCGAGTAAAAACCGGTGGATGCTTCTTGTGCGAGACGAATATTCGTCCTGAAGCATTGACGCTCGGCGGATATCCATCCGTCGATAGTCTTTTGAGGTAAATCGATCTTTGTATCGAGTCCCTTCCACTTACGTAGAAAGGAGTAGACCAAATAATCAGATTTAAACTCTTCGACTGAGTCATACGAATTCGGATCGATATCAGAAAGAGCGTAAGCTCGATCAGAATCAAACCGAACTCGGGAGCTAAAACGCTTTAGCAAAGCACGCATCACTGCGCGCTCGACACGATCGCCGTGCTGCATAATCTGGCTCCTTAAGAAAGGTAGTTCAGATTTTCAACGACAGCGATAATGTTCGCGTCGGCGTTCAGGCTCGCGGTCATCTTCCGCAGATCCTTACGGTTCTGCAGAGACGAACGCTCCGGCATCACGTACTCCGTGAAAGAACGCGGAATGTACGAGATGGTCGGTGCAGGGGCAATCCCAGAAATCGTGTTGTTAGACACGGTTTCGAGGACCGGCTCATGCAGGCCGATCTTGACGCGGTAATTCCGGTTCGAATCGGACTGAGCTCCAGCACCCGCAGATTGCGGCTGCTTGATCTCGACCGAGATACGCCAGTAGCCAATAGCATTGGCCTGGCTGCTATCAACGAACCAGAAGATACCGTTTTTGTCCGGACCGATGGGTACGAAGGTGTGGTTCACTGGGGTCGCCAGTGCGTCCGCGAGGACGATATTGGTCGCAGTTGTCACTACGATCTCCATTCGCATTTAAGCGATCAGACGCCGGATAACCGGCGTGGTGGGTTAACGTCTGAAAAACTGAGCGAGAAGACTCGCGGAGCTTAACAGACGTGACGAGCCGAGATCAGCCTTGAAACTAGGCGCTCGGGGCACGGGAGTAGATGTGAGGAGCGATCGCGTAATCTTTCGATATTTGACGTACCCTTGTAGAACATGGGTAGTGTCAGATGTCTTGGATACGTAATCGATCTTTCCATCATACGCTAATAGTTCAGTGGCGTAACCGCCAAGGAACTTACTTCCTAGCAGAAGACTGGACTCTAAAGATCTTAGGTATCCACCTAAATCATAGAACCAGTCTACTACAAAGGAATACGGCGTAAGCTCCCATGCAATTGACAGCGGATTCAGCGAGGAGAAGTTCGCAAGTGAAGTCGAATCAGCATTCCGGTAGGAAATGCCGAAAGATTTCGCAATACGACCCTCTCCAATCGTCGGTAGCTGTGTATTCGAAGTACCGGAGTACAGGGTGAACAAAAACGGTACCTTACGTACCGTAGTCGAACTTCCTGTTTTAAACCGGCGCGACGAATTCACATTAAACCGAGTTAGCTGTTCAGCTGCTCCATACACATCCGAGATTAATGGACGAACTCCGTAAACGTATTGTAACCAGTAGCTGGCTGGAACTTTTAGCGCGCGAAAGCGTGAAGCAAACGCGCGAGTAAAGTTCTCAACCTGGCTAGTGGCACTCAACATCTTTCGGAGCTGACCCATTTCGGCAATCGATACAGAAAGGTCCACGTCACCGCGGACCTTAGAGTAGAGGTTGTCGACTGCAGCGTTATGGATGGCAGGCGATACTTCGAGATATCCCGGTGCTGGCCCAGCCAGACCACCGTGATTTCCAGAAGGAGGGCGGTACATCGGAGTTCCTACTCGGATCTCCTCAACACCACCATCCCATCGCCGCCATCTATAAGACTCGCCAAGTTGACACTCCTTAATCTCAAGAGAGTAAGGATGATCGACAAGAGGGCGAGGACGCTTCCCGGTGTATCCACTGACCGTACGCACATGACTATTCGTCCAACCGTCTTTTATCGAGACAGAGGGCGAACCCCAGATTACAGTCGTTACCGTCTGTATTCCAGGGCTACGAACAGTTGCTGATTGCATGGTCATTCCAGAGTGGAATGGATAGAAGGATCCACCCCAGCCGACTTCGGAGATTTCACGCGAAAGTCGTAATCAACGTTCGACGCACAACCTCCAAAGAGGATGCAGGCGAACATGATTACTACATATCGCATGATTTCTCCTTGGTTGACTGGAGG